CCCGCCACTACTTCAGGCACTACGGCATATCACCCATACACAAACAACGACTTCAAGCTCTCCGTAATTGGCAAGGTGAATCTGTCTCCTTACTTCAAGAAACCCGTCACGATAAACGATGCCTCGGTTACTATGACACCCTGGGTTTATATGATGGTTCAATGTATTTCAGCCAATGGCTCTATTCTAGCCACTTCCCAATTACCTATCCAGATGCAGAATGAGTTCCTCATTACTTACACAGACGAGTAAAATGGTATCCACATTTTTGAGCCGATTGAGCCAACGATATGAAAAAAAGGATTAAAGGAAATTAAATTGTTATTCCACGGGAACCGCCTTAATTTCCTAATCCGATTTTGGATTTTAATTATTAAAAAAAAAAATTGAGATAAATTTCAGTTAATATAATAAATGTTATATATTAAGTGAATGGAAACAGAAAATAATCAATTATCAATTTGGGATTTTAGAGTAAATATGGACGAGCTTACAAGTGAGGATATTATCAAAGGGTTGGAGGGAATTGCTAAGCAATTTACGTGCCAAGCGGAACAGGGTGATAGCGGATATAGGCACTACCAGGGACGGCTATCTCTTATCAAAAAGAGACGCAAGACTGAGAAGCATATCATTCTGAAGTTGTTTAAGACCTGGAAGCCCAACTATTTGGAGCCAACAGCCAACCCAACAGCCCTAAAAGGCGACCTCTTCTATGTTATGAAGGAAGACACCCGAATCGGGGAACCCTTCACTGACAAGGACAGACCAAAGGAGGTATATATACCCCGACACTACAGACATATTGACCTGGAAAAGTTATACCCATTCCAACAAACAATATGGAATACTATAAAAGACGATAAGTTATTCAATTCCCGACAAATAAATTTAATTTATTGTAAGCAAGGGAATAAAGGAAAATCAACTATAGCGCATTTAGCAAGATTAAAAGCTAATAGTTTAGTTATCCCTGCAATAATAAATGATGCCAAGGAACTAATCCAAACAGCATGTGACATGTGTATGGATTCAGGACTAAGGAATCCAAATTCTGTTTTCATAGATATGCCTCGTGCGATGAATAAAGAAAGACTATATGGAGTTTATTCAGCAATAGAAACCATCAAAGATGGATACCTATATGATGTCAGACATCACTTCAAAAGTTGGGATATAGATAGCCCACACGTATGGGTATTCACAAACACGATGCCCGATTTAAGTATGTTATCTCAAGACAGATGGAACCTTTTTACAATAGACGAAAACCTATGTTTAGTAGAATACGATGAAGTCTAATTGTAGTTTCCAATATATACTTTTTGACCTGAGAGAGACGAGCGGAGAATTGACTACGATTTTATTTGTAGACGTTCTCACCGCTCGGGAACGGATACAAATAAATGAGTAGTTGATTCTTGGCGACTACGGTTAATTAATGCGTTTAATTTTTATTTTTTTTCTAATACTTAATATATATGCCTCGCCAACCTCTCCGCAAGTATAAGCCTCGTGCTAAAGCCCCTCGCAAGTCCAAGCCCCGCAGAGTCAGACGCCCCAGGGTTGCCCTCCGCAAGACAATTCGCTCAGTCATTCGCAGTCAAGCTGAGAAAAAGAATTTTGTCTATTCTACTACGATGTATCCCCAAGTGCTTCAAGCCACTACGTCGTCTCTAGTAGGCAACTATCTAGTCTGCACTCCCAGCTCATCTCTCTACGGCCCAACTATGGCCAGAGGAGTGAGTGATGGCAACTATTTAGGTAACAAGTTTAGTATAGTTAATTATGTCCATCAGTTCGTGCTTACACCCACGGCTTACAACGCAACATCAAACACCCAAGCGACGCCGTGTTGGGTTCGTGTCTATTACTTCAAGAACAAGTTTGCTCCTTGTAGCGACCTCGTAGCTAACAACTTCAATAGTGTGGGGACTTTTTTCAATGGTGGGACTACTACTCTGGGCTTCGGTGGCTCTCTTATGGATTTGACTCGCCGAATCGATAACCAGAACTTCACTTACCTTACTCACCGAACTTACAAGGTAGGCCAAGCCACACCCGCCACTACTTCAGGCACTACGGCATATCACCCATACACAAACAACGACTTCAAGCTCTCCGTAATTGGCAAGGTGAATCTGTCTCCTTACTTCAAGAAACCCGTCACGATAAACGATG